GTTGGTTATGCTGATTTAAAAAAAGGTTACGAGGAATCAATAGATATTTTCTCAGAACAAAACTTTCTTGTTCCTGTGTATGCAAACGGAGTGTCTCAAACATTAACTTTACCCTCGGCCTCAGCCTCATATAGTGTTCCATCTACTGCCACTACAGGCTCTGATTATTATTTAATAAACAAGGTTTTACTTTTAACCAAGTACCTTGTTGTTCAAAGCACTAACACTGTGGGTTTGGCTACTACTGAATTTACAATGAAAGATTCAACCTTAAATTTCTCAACTGTTGGCGTAAAGCCTGGAGACGTTGTGGTTAATAAAACGACAAGTGAAGTTGCAAGCGTATTGTTTGTAGACCAAACAGACCCTAGCCTTTTGTATTTAGATGCAGGTATTTTTACAACCGTAGGTGATAGCTACTGTATATTAAGTTTGTCAAATGGAGTAAACGAATGCGAGAAGGTTACTAATAGAAAGATAACTCAATTGAATATGTCTAACTTAACCAAGCCAACAGAGCTTTTTCCTGCATATTCAAATAGCTCTACTGTGATTCAGGTTTACCCACAGGACATACAAGTTGGCGTTAATGAAGGACAGACTTCTTTAGGAAGAGTTCTGTGTCAGTATATAAGATACCCGAATGACCCTAAGTGGACGTATGCATCTCTAGTTGGAGGCACACCTGCCTTTAATCCTTCTAGTCCTTTGTATCAGGATTTTGAATTACCTCTTGATGACGAGCCGTCTTTAGTTAATAAGATACTACAGTATGCAGGGATGTCTATTAGAGAAACTGAGATTGCTCAGTTTGGACAGGTTCTAGATACAACAGATAATCAAAACGAAAAATAATGTCATACCTAAGCGAATACCAATACTATGAAAATAATGGCGCGGCACCAGAAGATGCTAACTGGGGTTCCTACCAATACGTAAGCCTGTACGATATAGTTAATAACTTTATGTTGATGTATGCAGGTAATCATAGTTTAATAAATAATGAAGAAAGATATAGAGTTTTGTTTCATGCTAAGAGAGCAGTTCAAGAACTAAACTACGATGCATTTAAAGAGTTAAAGATTCTTGAGCTAGACGTCTGTGATACACTAAGATATGTTCTTCCTTCAGACTATGTGAACTGGGTAAGAATATCTTTATATAAAGATGGTGTTCTTAGACCTTTAACAGAAAATATTCAAACTAACTGGAGTAGTGCATACCTTCAGGATAATGATTGTAGAATACTATTTGACGAGGAAGGAAACATTTTAAAGCCGTCTTCTTCCACGATAGACCTTCAAAGGATAGAGGGAACTAAAAGAAGTATTTACCTCAACCAGAACAGCCCGTATAACAACAGAGAAGGATACTGTGTTGATGGAGCGTGGTATTTTGATTATGGTATTGGAGGTGCATTTGGATTAAACACAGAGACAGCGAACTCTAATCCAACATTTAAAATAAATAAAAAAGCTGGGGTTATAAACTTTAGCTCTGATATGGCAGGTGAGCTTTGTATACTAGAGTATGTGTCAGACGGAATGGAAGGTGGAGATGATACATTAATAAGTGTTAATAAACTATTTGAAGAATATGTTTATGCTTATATTCAGTTTGCTATATTGAATGGGAAGTTTGGAGTACAAGAATATATTATAAGCAGAGCAAGGAAAAGAAGTTCAGCTTTATTACGTAACGCTAAATTACGAATTAGCAACATACACCCTGGTCGTTTATTACAGAACATTAGAGGTATGGATAAGTGGATTAAATAAACATGGCAGAAGTTACTAGAAATTTTATTGCAGGGCGAATGAATAAAAGCGTTGATGAACGCTTATTGCCTAATGGTGAGTACGTTGATGCCTTAAACGTAAGGCTTGGCTCTACAGAAGATTCAGAGATAGGGTCTGTTGAGAACGCAAAAGGGAATACTAGATTGACTAGCTTAAGTATAGACTCGATTCCTTTAAGTGATAGTGCTTCTTGCATAGGTGCGTTTGAAGATGGACAAAGAGAAACTATATACTGGTTTGTTCACGACCCACAATTTCCATCATTGTCTGGTGCTAAAGTGATTGCAGACCTTGTTGTATCGTTTAATGTACCAGCAAACCTTCTTACATATCATGTTGTAACACTTCCAAATCCTCTTATTATAGGCAGTATATCAGTTCTTAATTTTAATCCTATATTTTTAATTACAGGTGTAAATAGAGTTGAAGACTTATTGTTCTGGACTGACAACTATAATCAGCCAAGGGTTATAAATATTAAAAGAAACTATGACTCATCTGCTGATGACTTAGCTGAACAGTTATTAGTTATTAAAAAACCACCTACACAGGCACCAACTTTTGAGCTGGTTAATGTTGGTGGTGAAGAAAATTTTTTAGAAGAAAGATTTATAACATTTGCATACAGGTATAAGTATGAGGACGGAGAGTACTCAGCGTTGTCTCAGTTCTGCGAGCCAGCATTTGTCCCTAAGAACTTTGAGTATACTATAGACTCAGGATTAAATGAAGGAATGATAAACGCTTTTAATAGCGCCAATGTTGCATTCAATACTGGAGGGAGATTAGTTAAATCTGTAGAGGTTGTATTTAAAGAAACGACAAGCAATGTTATAAAGTCAATTGAATTATTTAATAAACAAAACTTAGGGTACGCAGACAATACTAATTATACTTTAAGTTTTAACAACAGTAAAATATACACAGTTCTTAATGCAACGCAGCTTGTTAGAATGTTTGATAATGTTCCGCTAAAGGCTCAGGCTCAAACAGTTATGGGCAACCGTTTAATATATGGAAACTATGTGGACGGGTACGACCTGGAGGACTTAAACCAGAACCCTATAAGACTAGAATATTTTACGGAACTTATTTCTGAAGAAATTGGTATTGGAGAATTTCCAGACGACAGCACTTCTTATATTTACTCTATTGATGTTCAGAGAAACACTCCAAATGCAGTAGCGATTTTTGACCTTGCTGATGTTGAACTAAAGGCAGGGGCAACTTTGTTTTTTGAGATTAGATATGGTCATCAAGGCTTTAGTGGAGATACACCTTTTCCAACTCAAACATCAAGTAACTTAGAACTAGACTTTTCTTTTAATCTTCCTGTTGATTTTAATAGTGTTTATGATTTATCTATTGACCCTTCGTTTGTTAATCTTATAGGAACAGCGGCAAACATAAAACCTGTGTATGATAGTGTGCCAGGAAATGAAACCTCTTGTGATGGTAACACCATAACAGATAATTTTAATTGTTCTATACCTAACAACCTAGGCGGACTAACTAAATTTGCTAGTGGTATTAGTGGGGAATTGCAGCCAATAAGAATAATAAGCTCTCCGTCACTAACAACAATAGCTATTGTTCCTATTGCTATGAGGTTTGTTGATGATTTAGCTAATCCAACACAAGATGTATATGAGTACTATCAAGTAAATTCATCAAGCGGTACTTTTTTAAGCACAGGAAACCCAAAGAGCCTTCATAGTGATAGAGACTATGAGGTAGGTATTGTATATATGGATGAGTTTAATCGTTCTAGTACAGCTCTAGTTAGCCCTCTGAACACAGTTCATGTGGGCTGCTCAAAATCTGCAACACAGAACTCTGTGCAGGTTACTATTCCACAATCACAGCTTGCGCCCTCTTGGGCTGATAGATATAAGTTTGTTATGAAGCCTGACTTTGAGGACTACAATACAGTGTTTACAAATCTTTTCATAGCTGACTCCACAACATCTGCGGTATTCTTTTTATTAGAAGGGGAGAACGCGAGAAAGGTTCAGGAAGGAGATAGGCTAAGGGTAAAGGCTGACACAAGCGGTGTAACATCTAGATGTCAGTACGCTACTGTATTAACTAAGACTGCTGAGACTAGGAATTTTATAGACCCTGCTCCTAAAACACAAGGGGGTGCTGAGATTCCAATACCTGCAGGTACTTACATGAAAATTATTCCTAATGACTTTACAGTAGTAGAATCTGAACTGCCATTTATATTAGAAGGAGCTAAAAGTAATTGTGCTCAAAAAGGGGGTCAGCATCCAAGGTTGCTGTATCCTGTAAGTATTCCAGACCCCAATATTCCTGGGCAACAGTTACAGTACGACATACCTCAGGGGTCTAGGGTAAATATAAATGTTACATTTAATAGAAACGGAACTAATGGGAAGTGTGAAAAAAGAGCGTATATTCTAGAGCTTGCATTAGTTGCCTCCCAGGACTACGATAATTTTAAAGAATTTTTTGACGGAGACAATGTCGAGGCAAGGCTTGATGGCGGTAGGGTTGAGGTGGCAGGAGACCAGGATTGTCCTCCTCCTTACTTTGCTAATTTCTATAACAATCAACTTGGGCCACTCACACCGCAGATGCCTGAGGATAGATGTGTTTATCAGTGGCAGTTTATAGAAGGTGCTGAAGGTCCTGCAGGAGACCCTACAAATTCATTGTTCTTAGGTCTTGTAGGAACAAATAGCTGTGCAGGTGCTGCTAATAATCAGAAGAGACGCGCATGTATTGACGCTACAATTGAAGTATTCAGAGCTGAGACCACGTTAGTTTTTGAAACAGAGCCTCAGGATGCTACTCCTGATTTATGGTATGAATCAGCTGATGTTTATAGTATTGATAAAAGTACTGGAGCACATGAAGGTAATATACAGAATCAGACTGCGACTCAGCCAGCTATTATAAAAACTGATTTCTTTAATTGTTTTTCTTTTGGTAACGGAGTTGAGAGCTATAGGATTCGTGACTCTATTGTTGGTAAAGAATTTTCTTTAGGAGAAAGAACCACATCCACATCAGAGTTAGAGTTTAGACAGGCACATCGTTTTGCGGACTTAACATATAGTGGTGTATACAATGACGAGAGTAATGTAAATAAGCTTAATGAATTTAACTTAGGCTTACTAAACTTCAAACCGCTTGAGGATGTTTACGGTCCTATTGAAAAGTTAAGTGGTAGGGAAACAGATATACTTGTACTTCAGGAGGATAAGATATCCTATGTGTTAGCTGGTAAAAACTTGATTAGTGATTCAATTGGAGGAGGTACAGTTGCCTCTATACCTGAGGTACTAGGAACACAGATAGCTAGGATTGAGGAGTACGGAATATCTAGAAACCCTGAGAGCTTTTGTTCCTGGGGATTTGATAAGTATTTTACAGATGCCAAAAGAGGGGCTGTTATAAAACTAACAGGTTCTTCAGGGTCTAACGAGCAGCTTACGGTTATATCCGAATCAGGAATGAGGTCGTGG